GGGCGTTGACCACCTCGGCCACCTGATTGCGCGCCATGCCGGTATCACGCGAAGTGCCGATGATCGTTTTCGACATCTGCGCTTCTTCGGGCTTGTTGGCAATGTTCGCCTTGATCGCAATGTCACGAATGATCGCGCCGTAATCCGCGCTCACTTTCGTGGGAATGGCCATCGCTGCCGTGGCGGCCGCCGCCTGGCCAATGCTACTTTTCATCTGCTGTTTGCCAGCATCGAGCTGCATGTGCCCCTTGGCTTTAAGCTCGGCCTTAGTCGCCGTCTGCCCCATGGCCGCGTAAGCCTTGGTCAGGTTGCGCACTTCCACGCCCTGCTTGCGCAGGCCGTCCAGATTGTTCTCCAGCTTTCGCCGCAGCGCTTCAGCGCCTTTGTCGCCGGCCATGTGCGCTTTGCGCCATTCATCGCGCAAGCGCATGGTTTCGCCGATCGTCTTTTCCAGCACCCGCGCCTTGTTACCTTGTTCCTCCAGCTTCTTGATTTTATTGCTGACGTCCTTGAACGCCGCCCCTACCGTCGAGCTGACGGCCCCGCCAATGACCAGGCCGAGAGCAAGTTTGTTCGCCATGTGCGCGCCCTATACGTCGGGTAGATCAACAGCAGCTCAATCCGTGAGCCACCACACCATCACGTCAAAAGGCATGGCCAGGATCTCGGCAGACGAGAAACCCGTCTCTTTTGCCAAGCGCTTGGCCAGCACCTTAAGCGTGCCCTCGCTACACGTCGTCTTCTTCAACCAGGCGAAAATAGCCCGCCTGAAGGCGCATGTAGTCCTTGTATTTGAGGGCCGTGAGTTCGGCCTCAGTAGCCGTGAGCAGGCTGCAAAACAAGTTCAACTCCACCTTTTCATGGTCACCATTGCCGGCGATTTTGGCGGCCATAACATCCTTTACGCTGGGCGCGCGCATCATCAGCTTATCGGTCACGACCCCATTGAGGTTTGCCTTGTGCTTGAGCGTTACGGTAACGCCGTCGTCGCTCAGGACCAGCCAGGACGGAAGCGGTGCAGCGAGAGATACGTTGGTCATGTCATCAATCCTTAAAGGCCCAGGGCCGAACGCTCAGCGGCCAACTGATCAACACCGTTGATCACCTGCACCATGTTGGCAAAGTCGATTTCGTACATCACACGCCCGTCGATTTCGAGCTTGTAATAGGTGACCGACATGGCGTGCTTGATTTCGGATTTATCGCCTGGCTTCCAATCGCCCATATCCACTTCTTTGAGCGAGCCGCGCAGCGTCACAGTTACCGCCTTGACGGTGCCTTTCTGGCCCTTGAACGATGCACGAAAAACGGCGTTGCAAGCCGTCTGGTCCGCCAGCCCGAAGAACTTCAGCGACTCTTTGCGCACGCCGTTAGTGGTCCATGCCGCCTCCAGCTTTTCCAGGCCGGTGGGCAGGTCGACAGGGCCGCTCATACCGCCGCCCCGGTATTCCTCGGATTTGGTCGCCAGCTTGGGCAGCGTCATAGACGGCACATCACCGGAAAAGCTCACGCCATCAACGAACATGACGCAATTGGTCAACATTTCAGGAATCATCAGACGGCCCCCTTAGGCTGCTTCAAGTACTTCGGTCAGCCACTCGTTGGTGACCTCGATCAGGAAATTCGGGTTTTCTGCCGGCGGCACGTCGGTGAACCGAATGCGCCAGAAGACTTTGCCCTGCTCGATTTGGCTGGCCGTGTTCATCTCGGTGTCTGCATAGACTTCGAAGTTGATCACCGCGCCGGCGTTCTTCTGATCGCGCATGAAGGATTGGAGCCCTTCAGTCACGTCAGACACATAGGTTTTCGTGATCGAGCGGTCTACCGCCCACTTGTGGCCGGCCTGGATCGCATCCATGAGGATGTCGCAGGTACGCACACGGGTGACGAACGACCACTTGGCATCAGCCGAACAAGTGCGGTTACCCCACAGGCGGTAGCCGCCGTCGCGAATGATCGTGGTGATGTTCGCGTTATTGAGCAGGTTGGCCCGGCACGTTGCGTCGCCGTCCAAGTACTCCACCGGCCGGGTGGTACCGGTGATGCCTACGAACTCTTTGTTCGATGGCGACGCCCAGTAGCCGTACTCGGCATCGGTCCAGGCAAACAAGCCCGCCACCCAGGCCGAGGCTGGGGCATCCACGGTCGCGCTATCGACAGTGCTCCAGAACTGCACACCCGGATCCACCAGATAGATGCGCTTACTGCCGAAGTTCAGCGCGTAGGCCATGGCGGCCTCGTCGGTGGTGTTCGGGCCATCAACAATGGCCATCGCACGCAGCTTGCCGGCCAGGGCGTCCATGGCGGTGGCCACCGCCTGCGTGGCCGAGTGCCCCGGGGCGATCAACAGCTTGGGCTGAGCGTTGTGTCGGCTCTTGCCGTCCAGTAGCGCCTGAAGGCCCGTGCGCTGCCCATCCGCCAGAACGCCACCAATGATGGCGGACGTTTGCAGTGCGGCGTCAGCGAGCTTAGGAACACCAATGGCGACGATTACAGCCTTGGCCCGCACATAGATCGCCTGGCAAGCGCGGGTAATCGCCGAGTCAGCCCCGAACGCTGCAATGGCTTCACGCTCAGACGTGATCAGCTTCAGCTCGCCCGCCTTGGCATTACCGCCACCAAGAATGCCCGGGGTGAAGGTGTCGCACAGGCCGATGATCGAGGACGACGGCAGCGAAATATTGCGCGCGCCGGTGTCGATCAGCGAGGTGGTGATGCCGTGAAAGAAACTCATAAGGCTCAATCTCCAGAAACGAAAAAGCCCCGCAAGAGCGAGGCCGTAGGTTGTTCGTGTTACGCGTAACGGAAAAGAAAACGCCCCGTCAGTGCGGGGCGTTACTCGGTGCTGCCTGCAAGCCAGTCCGGGGCCGGCGGACGATTGGCGACGGCCGGAAACAAATCAGCTTCCGGCCAGTCGCGCAGATCCAAGCGATAGCGCTGCAACTGCTGATACTGCTCAGCACTCAAGGTTGTAGGCCGATCAGCCTCAAGCTCGTCGCGGTGGCGCGTTACCAAGCTATCAGTGGCCGACAACTGACGGTCGCGCCAAGCGCGTTCCTGCTGCTGCGCGTCCTCGGGCGTCACCTCGGGCTTGATCCATGCCGGACGGCCCTGGTCATCACTGCCACGACGCATACCCGGAGGTGGTGCTGTCTGGCCGAATGCCTGCCAATCTTCAGCCGTTACTTCGACGGCATCCTCAGGCCAGGTGCCCGCAGCGTCATAGGAGGAGCGCTCGGACAAAAAGAGAAATCCGCAATCACGGGCGCTGTAGTAAATCACCTCAGGTGTTGGGGGCTCCGGGGTCTCATAAAACACCTCAAGCGGTTCGGTCACTGGCGTTTCTGCTTGGTTGTCCATGTTCAATTTCCGATAGCTAAGATCAGCGGTTTGACAAGTGATTGATTACCCGTGCCAAACCATTGCGGGAAAACTTTAACGCCTAGTCTGTCCCAAGTGACCATCTGAAACATCTGGTCAGATAGGGTGTTGTCAGTCGTAGAGCGCGTAAAGACACCGGCAAAAAGGCATTGATTAGGGAATGGCACAGGGTGACTGATTGCCGGATAGGCGACAGTTTCAGCACCGCTGATTGGCCCCTCGTACCACTGAAGGTAAAGCGGCGTTCCGTCCTTAGTTGGAATCAGAACGCGGCCATTTGGCTGCATAGCAACGGTAGCCAGCACGTCAGTGATATTGCCTTCATGAAACAGCCTCTTATCACCCCACATCAAATCGCCCGCAGCAGACATTTTTAAATATCGAGCAACCCGATTTGACCAGTTAAAAAGAATGCCAGGCGCATAGAGAAGGCTCGACTGAGCAGCCGCGACCTCATTAACTTCCCTGATTTCGATTGCCCCGCCAGGTCCGTCTGCAGCGTCGGCCCCGCCGGCGGCCAAATTCCCCGCCAATATCGGCCGCTGACGACTGACCGATCCAATCCGCAGGGAAGTTGCGATATCTGCTTTCAGGTTAAGCGAGGCCGTGACAGTCGTTGCGTAGGCATTAACCGCCAAGTATGTAAACGCAGTGGTAGCGAGCTGCGTGGTACTGGTGCCAACGCTGGCAGTTGGGGCAGTCGGATTTCCCGCAAAAGAAGGCGACGCCAAGTTGGCCTTGAGCGCTGGGTTGAAGTTCCCCGCGTGGTACATCACGTTACTGGCATACAGCAGGTCGCCCTGATACGACATTGCCAAATCACGGGCCTTATTCCCTTGCCAGTGGAACAGTATCCGTGGGGCATACTCAAAATCTTGTTTCGAGGTGCTGACTTCCTGGGCCTCGCGAATCTGCAATGCCCCGCCGTTTCCAGTGCCGTCAATCCCTCCCGGCAGCGGCGCCGCCAATGCTGGCAACTGCTGACTTACCACGTCGACGCGAAGCCCGTTAGTAATGCCATGCCCGGCCAGCGTGGTGGGGTTCGTGCCAGCAATAACGCGGCCGTACTTATCGACGGTCAAAACCGAATAGGCACCTGCGCTGATACCGGTTTTGCCCGCGACCATTTCGAAGGCCAGCGCGGTGGTCCCCAAGACAATCGGTGCATCCGTCACCAGTTGCCAAACGCTATCGCCATTGGCCGTGCCCTTCTCAACGCTGACAAATAGCCCCGGCGTTACCTCCACGCTGGCATCTGCATCCTGGGCACGCTTCCAGGCACCGCCAGCGGGTACAACGTAGATACCATTATCCTTGGCCTGAGTCTGGTCCTTCACCAGCACCCGAGAGTCCACGGGCAACAAAACGCCGTCGACGGTCTGGATTCCGCTCAAGACAATATTGGCCGTGGTGGCCACCAATACCGAGCTCTTAAAATCCAGCTTGGCCAAGACCTCAACAATTTGCAGATCCACGTACTCGCGCGTTGCCAGCACCACCGCAGGGTCAATCTTAAGGACGACACTCGCGGTATTCGCGACAATGAAATTCATGCGGATGATTTGGGTCTTGCCGGTACCCTGGACCAGCAACGGCTTGAAGCTCGGCGCACAGTTAGCTACCGCTACCATGTCGCCGTCAGCGTCATACAGCGCGATTTCTCGGATCCACTTGCCGCCCACGTCGGCCGGGATCACCTGCTCAGTGATGATGATGTTCGGGTTTGCCGGGTCGGTACGCACCTGATTGACCGGCGCCCGGCGCCATTCGTTAATCAGCCGCGTTTGGGTACGACTGGGGATTGGGTCAGTGAGATTTGCGTCCCCCACACCCATTTGCGAAAAGGTCCAGGGTTGGCCAAGGGCCGTAGCGTTTGCCTGTTTCGCCTCCCCCACTGCCGTAAGGATGGCGAAGAACTGACTGTTCTGATCAATCATGGGTACACGTCCAGGGTGTCAATTTCATCAATACACATGACCGGGCCATAGGTGCCGGTCACCTCGATGTCGCGGGGGGTTGGCGGGTAAACGTCGATCACTTCACCCTCACTTACACAGGCGCCAATGCAGATGTGCCCGGTGGTTTCCAGGCTGATAGCCAGGCCGGTCATATGCCGACTGACAGGCTTGGCGTCATCTATGAGCCGGGTCAGCTCTTCGTACATTTCCTCGGTAATGCCGGTGTCCAGAACGCCGACCTTCAGCGCGAACGTGCCCGGCACGCCCTCGGGTACCGTCTGCCACCACTCCATGACCTCGATCAGGTAGCCCAGCGGCTCGACCACGCGGCGCAACGCGCCAATCGTGCCTTTGTGCTTGTGGATGTAATACGAGGCCTTGATGGCGGCCCGTTTGGTCGCCTCGCTCCACCGGTAATCCCAGCGGTCGACCGACCAGGCCCAAGCCAGATGCAGCAGCAAATGGGCCGGACAGGTATCGGCGTTGTAGAGCGTGCGTAACGGAACAATGGTTTTCTCGTAGAGCGCTGCCTCCATGGCCCGCTCTAGCTGTGTGCTATTGCTGGGCAGTAGGCTTTTCATCCGCCAACCTCACGCTGTAACCAGTGCAGTACGCGGCCTGGGCTTTAGTAGGGGCCAGGTCGACCCATCCGGGCAGCTCGACACGAGAAACGCCGGCAACATGCACCTGGGCGTCCACAGCAGAGCGCGCCACCTCAACGCCAAGGCGCTTACGGGGGTTGATCCATTTCGACAGCCGGGTTTGGGCTTCGGCCAAGGCGGCGTCACCTTCAGGCCCGGCGCTGTTCATGTGCAGGATGGCGTCAATTCGGTACTTCAGAATTTGGGCACCCTGGACCTTTACCCGGTCACCCAATGGCCGCACGTCCTCATCATTCAAAGCAGTAGCCACCGTGGCCAACAGTTCCGGCGTGGGCGTACCATCCCCCTCGGTACTCAGCACCGTTACGGTAACGCTTGCCGGCGACGAACTTTCCGCCGTGGCATCCCGCACGAGGCCGGATGCGTTACGTGCGTGCAGGATGTAGCTGTTACGCGGACCGGCCGTGGTCAACCCCTCATAGGCCAACTGGATGCGCTCGCGATAAGGATCATCATCCTCAAGGACTTCGGCCATCGGCGGAACCGCCAGCAGATCCTCAGGCTGAATAACCAGGCGTGGAAGGTTGACGTTTGCGCCCAACTGATCGAGGTCGCCCTTGATGGCGTGAGCCAACAGCAGCGCCTTGCAGGCATCGTTAACCCGGGCGCGGTTACCAACCTTGTTATAAGCTCCGACCTCCAGCACTTTGGTAACAGGATCGCTTTCGAGCGCGGCGTTCCAGTTGTCGCCCATATACTCGCGAAACGCTGACAGTCCTTCGTCGTAGACCTCTTCAAAGTCCAGCGGCTCAAGCACCTCCGGCGCCGGCAAGGCGGACAAATCCACGATGCTCATACGCTTACCTCCAAGACAAAGCTGTCGCCCAGGTACTCGCCGGCAACGAGCATGTTTATTTTCCCATCCAGCAGTGACAGCGCCGTCACGCGCTCAAGTTTCAGGCGCGGCTCATGAAGGCCAAGGGCGCGGGCTGCTTCGGCCTGAACCGCGCTTTTCCAACCAGCATTGATTGGCAAGTCAACGAACAGGCGTAGCTTGCTGCCGTACTCGGGCCTCTGCCGACGACTGCCCAGGGGCGTACTCAAGATATCGGCGATGGACTGTCGCAAATGCTCGATGCCGGATATGGGCTGCCCGGTGTGGCGATCCATTCCGATCATCTGGCTTAGCCCTCCTGGGCGGCGTATTCGCTATTAGCCTTCAGGAAGTCCACAGCCTCTTTATCGGACTCCGGCACCACCACCAGGTGCTTGGCCACCGGGTAAGTACGATCGGTGTCAGGCACAACCAGCGTGCGCGACGTGTAGACCAGATCGCGGAACGTCAGCGACGCTTGCGCGGCCGGGGCCTGTTCTTCGGTTGCGGGCGTCTCGATGGTCTTGGCCATGATTTCTCCGGGCATGAAAAAGCCCGCACGCGGCGGGCTGTAGGTGAATTGGGTTAGTGCTTGTGGTGGTTGTCGCTGTTACCGGCCGCCAGGATGTCAGCCGCGCCGGTGATGCTTTGCGTTACGTGTAACGGGCCGTCGATCTCTACCGCACCGATCAACGCTATCTGAGGCGATTTAATCGCCGCCCAACCGGGCGACAGGTCGAACTCGGTACCGCCCACCGTGGCATTCACCGCGTTATCCGTAACGGTGACAACTGTGCTGCCCACTTTGATGGTGACCGTGCCGGTTGGCAGCGTAATGGTGTAGGTCTTGGCCTCCCAGTCGTAAACCAGGGAGCCGCCATCATCAAAACGCCAGACTTCGACATGATCGCGGTTATCCGGCGGGCCGCCGGCATTGCCGTACAACCCCGGGATAAACGTGCCCATGCCCGCCTGGCCGCTGGGATTGAACAACACCCCCTGCTCGCCCAGGCTGGGCGCGCGCCAGTGCCGCGCCTTACCGGCCGCAAGGCTATGCCAACGCACCCAAGCACTAGTCCATTCACCATTACTGACACGCACAGCCGGCGCCGCCAGATCAACACCGACCACCACACAAGGCATCAGCATGGCGGCAATCATGCGGTCATGTTCCGCCTCGGCGTAACTCACGAAAGATCCTCGGGCGCCACAGGTTCGTCGCCCGGCTCGATGTTGAACACCAGCGAGCCAGGCGGCTCATCAGGCCACGGCCAAGTGAACTCCCCAACCTCGAAAGGCTGGATCCACTGCACCGACCACATAACGAACTGCTCAAGCTCCGCTGTCGGGGCTTCAGGCTGGGCGTGGACCTGCTCCGGCGGACCGGTGACAAAATCCAAATCCCACCACTGATCCTTAAGCACAGTCGCCATCTGAGTCGCCAAGATAGCGGCCTGTAGGGATGCCCTGGGCCGGTCGGCATCGACCAGAATGCAGGACTGGAAACGGCCAACGAGTGCCGTTTTCCCTTCCCCTCGATCAGTACCCAGGGTTATGTCAGTAATGCCGTACAACAATGCCGGTGTGTTTACTTTGGCGTCCAGTTCTGGGAATTGCTCCACATGCAGAACCCGAGGCATACGCTCGCTGATAATGCGAGTGATCGCATCATGTAATGTCGTCAGTTCGCTCATTGGGCACGCTCAGCACCAGGTCAACCATGCCAGAGCCGTCAGGCTTCAGGCGCACGACCTTGTAGCGGCCACCACCCAACGCGGGAGGCAGCTCAATGGTAAGAAAGTCGCCTTTTTTGACGCCTTGCACGTCGACCAATCGCGCGGTCAGGGTTGGCTCTAACACCTCGTCGGCATTGATTGCCCCGCCAAGGCGTGCGGCGCCGGCCTTGCCGCCACCGATCTCAGCGCCGACAAAAGGCGAGGCAAAGGCACCAGATATGTCGCGCCCGTCTGCGAGAGTGACCGGATCGCCCAAACGACTCACCAGTAACGCGTCCACGCGGTCGGCCACGTCTCTGAAACGGGCACCGGCCATTACTGAACGATCAGCACTTCGGCATAACCGCCGACCGAATCGGTCAACAGCTTGCCGTAGGGGGCCGAGTCCGCAGTGCCCGACGCGACCAGGGCGCCCGCCTTGACGCTGGCTTTCATGCCCGCCTTCAGCGCGGCATCGGCCGGCACGCTCCAGTTGCCGCCGGTGCGGTAGACGATCACCGTGCCCTTGGGGCCGCCCTGCAGCGGCATCACGGCCAGATCATTGATCACCTGGGGCACACCCGCGACAGAGCCGCCGGTGGGAGCCGGCAAGGTGACGGTTTCGCCATTGCTTACATAGTTGGTGGACATAGACTCTTTCCCTCTTCAGAAACAACAAACCCCGCACTGGGCGGGGTCATGGGATGGGCGACGCGTTAGGCGCCGGCGGACTTGTTCAGGCCGCGCGCATCAAGCGCAGAAACGCCGGCGTCGATGCGAACCTTGGTCGCGATGCCGTCGCTGGTGAAGCCTTCCATCTGGTCGATGTACGGCGTATCGACGCCATCCAGATAGGCCACTTCAATGGTGTCGCTGCCTTGCTTCGCGGCCAGATACCAGGCCGACGACGAATTGTCGTCCAGGCGCGGCTCGCCGATCACCTGGGCGAAGTTCTGAATTGGGTTGACCACGCCGGCGTTGACCTGGGCGGTCGGCACCGACGTCGAGCGAATCAACTGATTGGCTTGGTCTTCCAGCGCGACCGGGCACAACAGGAACGCAGGGCGGACGTTCAGCGTGCGGGTCTTTTCGCCCTCCTTCGCCGGCTTGCCCTTCTGCAGCGCCATGGCGGTTTTGGCCGCACTCATTGCCGCGATCGACAGTGCCGAGCCGGCACCGGTGAACAGGTTCTTGCGCGAGGCCTCGAACAGTGGCTTGCCATCCTTCATCTTGCCGTTATTGATCAGAGTGTCGTACACCAGATCACCAATGGTTGCGCGAGCCGCCGCCCCCATCAGCCGCGGAATCGCACTCAGGGCGTCGAGGTCATCGTTGATGATGGCTTGACGGTTGATGCTGAAGATCTCGCCGTAGGTGGCCAAGCGAATCGTCTCGCCGGTGTCGCCGAGGGTGATGTACTTGTATTCAGCGCCTGGGCGCACTTCACGCAGCGTCGACATTGCACCCAGACCGACGCGGTTGGCCACCTTGAAATCGCTCAAGCGGCCTTGGCGCGTCCACAGGTGATAGGTTTCCTCGGCATCCTCCCAGCCCGCCAACAACGAACGGTGCGAGGCATCGAGCAGAATGTTGCCGAAGTCGCTGGCATCGTGGGTAAAGGCCAGACCGACCATATCCATCGGCCGCAGCGTCGCGACACCAATGCTGCGATCAGCCAGGGATGCCCGGGCCAGTTCACGCAGGGTCATGTGGTTGTAAGCGTTGTCCGCTTGGTTTTCTTCGATGCCGAGACGACCAAACAACGAAGCCCGAACCGAATCACCCACCAGATTGCCGTTGGAAACATGACCAGGATGGCGAACGTTCGCGGTCGGGGTGGTTGCCGCGCCCATGGCGGCCAGCAGTTGCTCGCGAGCCTGTGCGACCGTGCAATTGACGTCATCCTGACAGGTGCGCAGCAATTGCGCATGGGGCTCGCCGAACGCGCCGAATGCCGCGACGATGCCGGTACGACGGGCCACATCATCCTCCAGCGCCTGAGCGCGGATCTGGTCGGCCGTCAGACTAGCGGACGCCAGCGCCGGCGCTGGAGCGGGTGCCGGGGTTGGAGCTGGAGCTGGAGCTGGAGCCGGGGCAGGCGCTGGAACAGAGCCGCGTGGATTCATCAAGGTGTGCATTGTTTGAGGCATGCTGGTGTATTCCTCCAGGCGTTTCGAATTGAGTTGTGCGGCGGCCTTGATAGGCTCTAACACCTGATCCGCGAAGCCGGCCGCCACCGCTTCGTTTCCATCCATCCACGTCGTCACCTTGAGCATTGCCGCGATTTCCTCCGCAGACTTGCCCGTCTTGCGCGCATACGCCTGCACCAGCGTGCCCTCAACCTTATCGAGCAGATCGGCATATTCGCGCAGATCATCGGCATCCCCGATCTGCCCGCCCCATGGCTTGTGGATCATCATCATGGAGTTAGCCGGCATATAGATCACATCGCCCGCCATCGCGACCACGCTGGCCATCGAAGCGGCCATGCCGTCGATGTACACCTCTACGCGCGCCGAATGCCCGCGCAGAATGTTGTACATCGCCGTGCCGTCCATCACGTCACCGCCTCCGGAATGAATCCGTAGATTGATCTGTGACACGTCACCGAGCGCCGCCAGATCGCGAGCGAACTGGCGAGCCGAGATTCCCCAGGCGCCGATATCGTCATAGAGCATGACTTCCGCCACACCCCGCGACGCGGCGCGAATGGAGTACCAACTTTCCTCGGGCTTATTCGTCGGGCTTATCGACGCCCGTGGCCGCATCAGCGGCTCGTTGTTTTTCGTCATCATTGGGCTGATTCTTCCCGTAGATTTGGTGGTAAAAGTCCGAGCTGAACACCAGCCCGCTCTCGCGGTTCGCGGCGACTTCTGCCGTGCGCGACGCCTTGAGTTCTGAAGGGTTGCGCTGCCGCGATCGGGCCACCTCGGCCTCGTCTGCAAAGCCGGCCTCAACCAGAATTTTCCACGCCGTGGCCTCATGCACCGGATTGATCCAGGGCATCACCGGGCCTTGATAAAACGCGCCGTAGATCGTTCGCGGATCGACATCAGCAGGCACGACCAACTGGCCGCTCAGGATCGCCATTTCGAGCCATTTCCGGTAAACCGGCCGGCACCAGTAGTCAATGAATTCGTGTTGCAGCAGGTCGTAACCCAACTGGCCTTCGACCAACTCCTGACGCTGCGCCGAATAGGTGCCGTCATAGCTGCGCGCGACACTGGAATAGGTGCCACGCGTACCCGCCGCGACAGCCTTGAGCTGGCCATTGCGGAACCCTTCAAGGAAGGGATTCGGGCGGTTGCTTTCGATCATCCCGACGTCTTCGCCGGGCAGCAGCGTGTCGATCACGATGCCCGGCGCGATCGGAAAGGTTCGCTCTGCGCGCACCTGACCCTCGGCCGGCGGAATGTAATCGTCGGGAAGCCCCTTCTTGATGTACATGGCCAACGCCGCACTGATTCGCGCCGCGACCCGCTCGCTTTCCTCGTAATCCTTGATATCCGCCAAGCGGATCAACACCGCGTGTAGCAGCGGCTGGCCACGGTTCTGACCAATGCGCTTGCGGTGCGCGATGTGAATCATCTGCTCGGCCGGCACGCGTTTGGTGTTCTGCGCAAAGATGCCGCGCTGATCCCCCGGATGCCCTTTGAACAGGTGGTAAGCCCGCTTACGACGCCATGCATTGCGCTCGACGCCCTGCACAATGCCCTTGGACAGATCGGTGTACTCAATGGGCAGGTAATCCGGCTCCAGCAGCTCCAGCGCAAACGGCACGCCGTGCAGATGGTCGTAGCCGGGCACCTTGCCCATCAGCATCTGCGCCAATCCCTCGCCATCCCGCAGCCAGGTGCGACACATCAATCGTTCCATTTGCGGCCGGGTCAATTCCCCGGACGTCTCAGGCGTGAGCGACCATTCACCCCATAGCGCTTTAACCGATGCCGCGAACGCGGTGTGGATCGCACCGTCGTACCTCAGCGGAATCGGCTCCACCGCAATACCCGGCCCCCCCACCACCCGCTCTTCCAGACGATCAAAAAGCCCCGTGACAATGTCGTGGTCTTCGTCCAGCTTGCGGCACTGCTCACGCAACGATTTCAGAGTTTTGTTCAGCGAGGCATCAGCGCTTTTGGTTTGCTTCTTGGCCCTGTGCGTGCGCGTCACCGTGGCGGCTTCAAACGCCATGATCACGTTACGCGCGCGCAACCGCTCAGCGACGAAACCCGGGAACAGCGGCGCAAGGGCCTTATCCAGCAGGTTCATTCAAACGCCGCCAGAGAAAACCCCGGGCGCCCTCCGCGCTGCAACTGGGCCACGCGCCGCTCCCACTCCATCCGGCCTTGCCTGATTTGCGGCAGATCCGCCATGACGACACGTCGGCCGTTGAACTGCACGTCCTTGCCGGCCAGCACGTCCGCCTCGGCTTGCATGTACTTATCAAGCATTTCCTGCGCTGTCACAGCCATGCGTTCGCTCCTGTTTCAATCCAGCCGCCGGCGGCAGGCTGGTGGTCTGGTTGAGGTTGGATCGGCACGGGTGACGGCTCGGGAGCCGGCGCTTGTGGCTCGTCAAGGTCAATCGCTTCGTCTGGCTCGTCCTGCTCGTCTTGATCCTCTGGCTCGCCCTCATCGCTCAAAGCCGAGTTCTGACGCGCCAGATACTCCAGATCGAGGCCGAATTTCTCTTGGCAGATGCGCAACGCCGCCAGGGCGTACACAAAGCAGTCGAGCGCCTCGTTGCGCTTCTTGCTGGCATCCCAGCGAAGCACGCGACGCCCTCGGGCCATGATCCATTTCTTAGTTTCGCTGGTGAGCTGCTTCAGCTCGTCGCCGTCACAGATCAGGTCATCGGCTGGAAAATGCACCAGACCCGGCACCGGACGATTGCCGTCCGGTTGTAGCTTGAGGCGGTTGTAGATCACCTCTTTGGCGTTGTCGGTCCCGATTTCCGTGAGGTAGGTTTTCGACTTCTTTTCCTTGCGGCGCGGGAAGCTCGCAATTGGCTTGCCGTAGGTACTGGCCCCGAAAATCGGGATCACCCAATGCACACCATGCTTGCGGCTCTCAGCCCGAACAGCTTCCGAGTGGTGACCGCCGGAGTCCCAGCACCAACGCTCGACGCGCATGACCGCACCGTCTGCACGGGTATACATGCGGTGCAGCTCACGCCCCACTTTGCGCTTGAGAACCGCGCTCGATGGATCGCCATACAGAATTTTGCGGTCAATCAACCACGCTTCTTCGCCGGCACCCCAACCCCACACACGCAGCTCATAACGGTCATCTTGGGTGTCGATCGAACCGGTCAACACGACAACGCGCGGCGGCGCCTGGGCGGCGTAAACCTCACGCCGCGCGTGCAGCAGCTCCCAGTCGACTTTCTCGGTCTGGTCTTCTTCCCACGTCTCGCCCAGCGTGGTGTTGGTAAACGTCTTGAGCTTGCCCCGATCCTTGCCAGCCTTGACCCGCTCGTCGGCGATCTTTACCCAGGTCGTAAACGTCGAGTATACCGTCCAGATATGGAACGTCAGACGGCGCGGCGTGCGCATCGGCGTATCGTCCGCCTCGAACCACTCCATGCTGTCGCGCGTCCAAATGCCGGTTTTCTCGCAGATGTAGCGGCCCGAACGCGACGCCTCGATCATCTCGTGATGTTCGAACGTGCAGCCGTGCCCGGACTCGCACAGATACCAGGCCTTGACGACTTCGCCGCGATCATCCTTCAGCCACTTGATGCCAAGCGGCTCATCCGGCCCGCCCCACTTCAGCGTCTGCTCAGTGCGGCAGTGTGGGCAGCGAATGTGAAAGCGCATCAGGTACGCCGATTCCTCGGCCGCCCGGGTGATCTGGCAGGTGCCCGCCAGCTTTGGCGTGGAACCGCGAATTGACTTTGGGTAAGTCGCCCCTTCTAGACGCTTGTCGCCCAGAAAGGTCGGCGAACCCTCGCCGTCGATATCCTCATCAAAGTTCGACAGCTCGTCGTAGCCGACCTCGTCCGGGCTTTTCTCCCGGTAGTTACCGCCGGCCGTACCGCCCAGCCACCAAAGCACCTTGCGGTTTTCGAACACCTTGGATTCTTGGGTGTTGTCGCCGTGTTTCTTTCCGCACCAGGGCGCCAGAGCCTTGATCACCGGCACGTCGCGAATCATCGGATCGACGTGCTTTTTCATGATGTCTTTGGCGTCGTCGTCGGTCGGGCTCCACATGCAGACGCTGCGCTTTTTGTGTTCGATCTTGTAGGCGATGTTTGCCACCAACATCTTGGTGTAGCCCACCCGCGCCGACTTCAGCAGGTTCAACTCTTCGATCAGGTCGTTGCCCATGGCGTTGAGCAAGGGCACCTGAAACGCCTCGGTGGTCCATTTGCCCTCCCCGTAGGAGGACTCCGACGACATGTAGAAATACTCGTCCGCCCACTCGACCGCCGTCATCGGGGCATCTTTGTGCAGGCTCTTCAGCCCGCGCCGGATAGCGTCAACCAGCGACCTCATCCAAGGTGGAGATGTACTCATCCAAAAGCTCCGGCACACGGTCAGCCAGCCCAATAGCAGCGTTACGCGTAACGGCAATTTCGTTCTCGACTGCATCAAGGTGACGCACGGCGATATCGGGGTGCTTGCGCTTCACGAGTTTGGGGATGGTATTAAGGGTTGCGGCCAACTGCGCCGACAACTTGGAGAGCGCGAAAGTCATGAAAGCGACCGGGGCCAGTTCCTTGTCGCCGATGCGGTTTTTGCGTGCCTGGGCGTCGGCCTGCTCTTTGGTCAGCCGCAGCCGCTCGCAATCAATTTTGTAAGCAATGTGCGGGTCACGTTCTTCGCCGTCTGGTTGTTGCTTACCGGTCTGGTGCTGAAGGCGGTTATCCAGCACCGAACGGACGTCATAAAACGATTCGCGGCCGATCTTCGCGACTGCCGCGACGTCCCATTTATCAAAGGCCTGCACCGAAATTCCGAGGCTGTCGGCCATGTTCTTCTTGTTCAGCCAACCCGGCTGCCGCGTGATCGTGGTGATCTTGGAAGACATAACAACAACCAACCTCTGGAAAAGGGTCATACATAGCGATAAGGCGGGGCCCGAATTACCCCCTTAGGGGGTGGGGTCCGGGAGTACCTTTTGGTTTTTGCCCCCCGGGGGGCTGTCAAGCCAAAAAGTCGAAGAAAATGACGAAAAACCGGCTTTTTTTCACCTTTTTTGACGATTCCGCCCGTGCGATCCACATCACCGCGCACCAGCCATGGCATCAGCCCAGGCACCGGCGAACACCTCTTCCCGGTTGGCCTTCACGATGTTCTCGGCGATCTTGAAGAACGGGAAGATGGTGCGATATCGCGGGGCCGAGTCAGCGAAGATGAATACCGGCCGCACTGCATCACCCATGCCCATCGACTTGCGCTCCCACACACCTTGCGTACCGTCGACCTCACCAGAAAAGAAGCGATGGGCGTTGCCCTTGCGGCGGCTTCGGGCGCTGCCACTGGCATTGGCTTGATAGCCCCGCGCTGACTCAGCAGCCCCAAGGCCAGACAGGATCTTCAGCATCGTGCCGCGCGACACGTTGCCGTACTGATTCATGAAAGCCGTGGTAGGCACCGCGTATTGGCCGCTGCGCATGATGCCGCGCGCTATCAGCGACTTCTCGAAACGCTTATGGGGCCGCATCCCACCGCTTACCGCTTGCTGCAGGTAAGTGTCGGCAGGCACGCCAGATGCCCACGAGTCCTTGAAATAGACTTCAGCGGCACGCTGCTTGGTGGCCATCTTCACAAACAGACTATTCAGCGTGGTCGGGGTTGGCCGATCCAGGCGCTTCCGCATCACCGTAATGGTGCCTTCCTTGACCCGCTGGGCCAGCCGGGTCGCGGTCAGGGCCGCCACGAAAGGAAGGTGCTTTTTCTCCAGCTCCAGCATGCCCGCAGTGACCGGGGCTGAATCCAACCCTAAATCGATCTTGAACATACGGACACCTTCAGGGTGATTGAGACGGCTAGCCTACGAACCCGAAAAGCTCGCAAGCCCGCATAGCGACCAGGGCAGCCAGAGAGGCAACCGTAATCCAGAGAATCGGCGGCGGTATGCCATCGGTCGACTGAATGACCGTGGCGCACGCTTCACCCTGCACAAACGGCAGGTGGCTAAGCGACTCGGCGGAATCCAGAGTGACCGCGACAGGCTCTACAAAGCTGGCCACCTCACTACACGCAGCGTTGTAGAACACCACCACGCGCTCATGCTCGGTAACCAACCGCACAGCCTTTAGCCGGTGCAGATTGCCGGCTCGATCCACGATACGAAAAGCAACTTCAGACTCACTCATTTGAACCCCTCGTTATGCGTAGCGGCCGAGGCCTGGCAGGCCTCAGGCTCTCGACAATCAACATGCCCGTCAGTGCGTAAGCCAACAGGACCTACTTTGAGTCAACGTTTACTGTTCGCTCGTATTGCGCCCTGTCGACGAGGCGCTAACTCCCGCCTTCTTCGCGAGGAACTGCGTATACAGTCCACCCGCAACATCGGCACCGATAACAGCGATAACGATGCCGAGCCCTGCCGCCAGATACAGGTTGCTCCAAAGAGCCATTGCGAGCAGCAACGTGGCCATACCCAGCAGGCCAGACGCGAGAAAACGTAGCGCTACTCGCTGAAGGATTTGGCGAATGCCCAGGTCGCTGCCTGATGCCCGCAGCATTTCACCAGACAAACCGGCAAGGCTCAGCAGAACCAACAACCACAGAGGTACATCGGTCAGCGCCTGATGCTCGGAGTTCATCTTGAGTCCTCAAATAGATCGGCCTCCACGTCGCTGGCATCCGCTTTAGGCAAGGAGACAAGCATGGGGCCGAAAACAAAAAAGCCCCGCACTGTGCAGGGCTTGAAATTGGTATAAAAAAACCGGCTCGATGGCCGGTTTTCTGGAAGCGTCTCGCTGCGTTCACAGCAGTTCACGCTGTAATGAAAACAGACCTATTCCGCGCGGAAAAGCCTTTTTTTCTCATTTATAGCCACTGAGGATATGCGCTCCCCACAACCCGCCCTAGAATGGCATCGATAGATAGACTCAGACCCCCAAAAAGGAAATTTCCAGGCTGATGACTAAAAAAAACCCAACCTTTCGTGGAGCAGAACCCACATGGGCGAACGCCTGTGTTGGTAACAACGGTCAACCTAGTTATGTTGAATACTCGGATGGTTTCTCGAAAGCGGCAAACATCCTAATTGACCTGGTTATCAATGATCGAAGCATTCATCTCAGTGTCGACGAGTTTATTTACCCAGTATGCTTCAATATGCGCCACTCAGTAGAATTAAGACTGAAAGGCGCTATTGATGAAATAATTGAAATTGCCAAACTCAAAAAAATCAATCTTAACTTCAACTCAGCCGGCTCACACGACATCAATATCATTTGGAACTTTTTCAAAACACAATCAGAGAATATCGACAAAAGATATATAGCCGCAAACCAAAGAGCAGAAGCAACCATTTTAGATATTGCAGAAGTCGATCCAACTGGCCAGACTTTTCGCTACCCAATTAGCAATGACTCCCAGAAGCACTTAACAGACATATCCGTAATTAACTTTATACTTCTTAAGAAGAAGTTTAACGAACTCGAAAAAAATCTTGAATCACTTCACAGACTCAATAACTGGCTGCACTCGGAGTACAATCAAGGCTCCTTTACAGAAAAACTATCTCGGCCAGAAATCTTTAGAATTGCAAAAGAGCTACCACGAATCGAGAAATGGAGAGATGCGGAATTCACTACAGTAAAGGATCGTATCAAAAAAGAGTATGGCCTTGGGAATAGGGACTTCTCGAAAGCTGTGGATATCATTAAAAGCCACTACAATCTAGCTCCAATGATCAACTCCCCGCTCCCGCTCAAAGGTATTTCAGAAGAAAAACTGCTGCGATTTATAGATGAGTGGTTCAAGGAGAACCCCGGCTTCCGAAAAGATCAGGACAAACCATACACTGAAATAATGTTTGACAGAGAAAGCATGCTAGCAAGGATACTAGCGAGCGCAATCCCACGAAAACAAGTGTGGGATGCGTTTACTACTGAAGTCGACGCCGAGTATCTCGCAGGAATCGAAACTTTATTTTACTTCGCACGGGATAGGGAGTTTGTTGAGTATTATGACAGACTCTACGATATCCATCTCGCTCAAGCTAAAGCCAATTTGGCTCACAACGTCGACTTAAAAGATGACTTCATGCACATCTTTAGCAAAAGCAATGCCATTGATAATTTTTTGATATCTCTATTTGCTCTGCAACACATAGAGCTAGCAGAAAGCATCATTGGCACTTACGAACTAGAAGAAGCATTCAAATGGTTAGATGACGCTCGATCCGGCAGACTATTTGCTTATCCGGACTTTGCCAATTATTAATCAGATAATATTCACAGTTAATATTAAACATCTGCCGACATGAGCTCGGCAGATATACATTTAATACGTCATGCCACGCTATACATCGGGCAAACAACGCAGTCAATCCAAGCTACTCCTGCACGGACCAGCTCCCTAGCCTTCCCCTCACTTAGCCCGTAATGCTTTCCTACTCGCAACATGGGCCATTTCGCACCAAAGTACAGCCAGATCACGTCCCCCATCTGCTGATCGCGCTGGGCTAACCTCGCAACCGCACCATCGATAGCCGTCGCCCATTCGTCAGTAATGCAATAACTCTTGCTCGATGATGGATAAGCGGTGGCCTGTCGCATCAGCGCGAGAGTAGGCGATGTGTAACCTGGCATCCCGGCCCCTTCCATCCGCCACCAGCCCCACTGCTCAAGCAGGTACTCGGTATCCCCCAATGGCCGGCCAGCAGGCTTTCGAATCATCATGCTCTCAATCCCCTGTATAATTTGTTCCGCCTGCTCCCAGGCGGTTTGGTTGCTCGTATTGGCTCTGTGGCCCTATCGGTGCTGGAGAAGTCTTTAACGCCAAAACTTCACTTTGTGCCTGCTGCAATTTGAAACTCAATTGGGTGACTAGCTCGTCGGCAGAAAGCACCAACTTGGTTCCCAGAACAACCCAACCTGAGCCGTTGCAATCCGTGCAAACCAGCTCATAAAACACCCCCGCTACTACCGCCCTACCCCTGCAGATCGAGCAGGGTTCAAGCTCGATCCGCTCCCGCTTAAAGCCATGCCCCTGTCGTTTCTGCACGTTTTAATACCTCGCCCTTAACAAATTGTGGTTCTGGCTCGCAGACCCCGCCGTTCAAAGCGTCTACGAGGTTTTGCGAATCTTCATATCTAACGCCTGTCTGCGTGTGAATCGCCTTGAAGCCGCGCGCATCTAACCAGTTGTGCCACTTCACCAAGGCCAGGCGGCGCTGCTCTTTGGCCTGGGTGTTGATGTAGGTGGAAGCGATCTTGCCCAGGGAGTGGTTCAGCAACATCTCGCCGATGTGGCCGTCGACGCCGAGGTCAGTCCAGGCGGTGCGGGCGACCTTGCGCAGATCGTGACTGGTCCAGGCGCCCTGCCCCAACCGAGTGAACACGGCACTGGCTTGGTTATCACTCAGCGGCTTGCCACGGCGTGACGGGAACAGGAAGGCACCTGCATATCCTTGGGCGGTCTGGCGGTCACGGTAGCGACGCAGCAGCGCACACACTTGGTCAGTGAGTGGCACGCGCAGCTCTGTTTTGGTCTTGGTGTGTTCCGCCGGTAGGAACCACTCGCGCTCCGGCAGAGTGATATCGGCCCAGCGCGCCTGGCGGGTTTCACCGATCCGGGTGCCGTGGCACAGCATCATTAGGGCCAGCATGGCGTCACCTGGCGCGCTGTCGAAGCGCTCAGCCAGCAGCGTCACCAACTCGGGTACCTGTACATCGCGCAACCGGGCGGGCTTGGGCTGAATGCGCGCCGACGTGAAGTTGCTGAACTTCAGCTCGGCCATCGGGTTAACTGGGATCAGGTCCAGCTTACGCGCCTGACGAAAGGCCACCGCAAGCAGACGAAACAGCTGCTGAACATACGACAGCGACAGCTCAGCCTGCACCGGCCACATCAGCAACCGGTCAAGGGCCTGGGCGTTGACCTCGCGAAGCAACAAATCATTCAGCCGCGGCTTGAGCTGGCAGCCGATCGCAGACTTGATGGCAGCGCGGCGCTTGTCAGACAGTGCCCGCGACTTGGCCATGCGGACGCCGAACCAGTCGAGCAGCTCGCCGACGGTCAGCCAGCCCGACACGCTGGCCGCACCATCAGCCGCTACGCGCAGGCGCACTGCAGGCAGCGCCGCGATCACCTGCTTGGTGTTCAGATCGGGAAAGGCGCCAATACGGTGCCATTGACGCTTGTTGAGCAAGTACCAGGAGCCGCGCGCGCGGTTCTTGGAAAAACGAAAGTGCAGCGCAGGGTGGCCAGCATCGCGCAGGTCACGCACATGCTCGATCTTGGCGTTGCGGACAATCTCGGCATCCGACAGCTTCACCGTCAGGGTTTTGATTTGGGTACTCAAAACGCGCCCTCCTCCGGGTCAAGAAGGTCGATCACCTCAAACGTCGACGGCCACATCCATCCGCCGTATCGAATCGCCATGGCCTTATCAAAAAACAACGCTAAGGCATGATCTGGTGCGCTTCCAAGGTCCAGCTTGGAAGAACAGCAAAACACCGCATAGCGGTACTCGGTGGGTGCCGGAACGGCAAGGCGAGGCTCAGCCATCAGAAATTTTCCTTTGTTTTGTAGCGGTCAGCCATGCTGGTGACTTTTGCTGGCTTGGACGGCTCAACCCATCCCGAAGCCAGTTGTTCGAATCGGCTGTACTGCCCGAGGAAGGCAGCGCGAACGGTGCCGCCGGCAATGTCTCGGCCCTTGCCAATGATGATTTCGGCAATGCCCTTCGCTTCCGAGTGCTCGTGATAAACCTCGTCGCGATACACGAAAAGGATGATGTCCGCGTCCTGCTCAATGGCGCCGGATTCGCGCAGGTCAGAACACAGCGGACGTTTGTTAGGGCGCTCTTCGCATTTACGGGAAAGCTGACTGAGCAGGATCACCGGGATGCCCAACTCGCGAGCCATGAGCTTCGCGGTGCGCGTCATATGGCTGACTTCTTGCTCGCGACTGAACGTGCGTGAGTCGGAGTCGACCAACTGCAGGTAGTCGATCACCATCAGATCCAGGCCGTATCGGCGCTTGTGACGACGCGCAGCAGCGCGCATCCGATTCATCGACATCGATGCACGGTCCGAAAGGTACAGATTGGAGTTTTTGAGCTTTCCTGCAGCGCTCATCAGCTCAGCGCCATAGTCGTGTGGGGCTTTGCCGTTCTTGATCAATTGCAGCGGTATGCGTCCTTCAGACGCCATGAAACGGTCCATCAGGCCGGTGTTATCCATTTCGAGACTGAACGCCATCACACTCTTGCCCTCGCGAATAGCGGCATTGGACGCGATGTTCATGGCCAAAGTGGTTTTCCCCATGGCTGGACGGCCCGCGATGATGATCAACTGGCCGGGCTTCAACCCTTGGAGCTTCTCGTCCAAGTCGGCGATGCCGGTGGACAGGCCATCGATACCCTCCCCCCGATCAGCCCTGGCCTGTAGCACCTCGATGTAATCGTCAAGGATGTCCTCGGCCTTGATCACCTCGGAAGTGGCCGACTGACTGTCGACTGCCTGGGCTTCGGCCTGCACAGCTGCAACCTTGTCCGCCGTGGGCTGGTCGCCGTAAGCGATGTCGTTGATCCGAACGCTCAATTCAATCAGCGATCTATCCAGGCTTCGCTCGCGGACGGTGCCTGCATAGGAGGCAGCATTCGCAACGCTGGGGGTGTTGCGTGCGATCTCGGCGGCGTAAGCGAAGGCGGGGGAGCCGCAAGGCAGGTCACCGATACGAGCGCCGATAGTCACGATATCGACCGGCTGGCCAGCACCGTGCAAGTCCAAAATGCCGCGATAGATTGCGGCGTTGTCCTCGTAGTAAAAATCCTCGACCGCCAGGTCGGCACTGAGCAAGTCGATCAATTCCGGGCGCAGGAACATCGCCCCCAACACACCGTGCTCGGCCTCAAGGCTGTATGGATCACGCATTGTAATTACCCTCGACAACCTTCACGAAATTGCTCGGCTTGATCAGCCAGTCGAACGTGGCCCGGAAAGGCTTGGCGCCGTCCCTGCCTTCACCCTCCCCCATCAGAAAGGGGCTCGAGCCAACCAACTCGAAGAACTCAGCCCAAAAACCCAAGTCCTGGTGAACCGCGCTGTCGTTCCAGCGAGCAGAAATCTTTGTGACCCGGTCCTTGGTCAGCATCGCTACCTGAGGGAGGCCAGGAAGTGTTTTGTTGAACAGGTCGACGATTGCCTGTGACGGGCATTTCGGCTTCGAGATTTTCTGGGGCGGCTTATCACCGCCGAGGGGTGATGGTTCACTTGATGGTTCTATTACGGTTCTGGGTGCAGCTGCTGCGGGGGTTTTTGTCGTGAGCTGCGGGGGTGGCGGTGCATCTGCTGCGGGGTGCATGTCTTGCGGGGGTGCATATGCTGCCGGGGTCAGGGTGTACATTGTCGAGCGACCCATCCTCTCGCGGACAGACAAAATGCTCGCTTGCCCTAACCACTTGATGGCGCCCTGAACGGTCCGTTCTGCGAGACACGTCCGCTCGGCGATTCGAGCTACCGAAGGCCAGCAAACACCCTCGTCGTTTGCGTTGTCAGCCAGGGATATCAGGACAGCTTTCTGCGGGCCACTCATACCTTGCAAAGGCCAGCACAGGCTCATGATGATGGTGCTCATGCGGAAACATCCTGGGCAGGAGCCAGGGACGCCTTCAAGTGATTGAGGCATTCCCGGCGGAATTGAGACTTGGATTCAGGCGAGTACTGGATGCCAATCAGGAGCGCGGCATTCATCGCGGCGGATTGGTTATCTGTGAGATGTCGAGACACGTTTTCGGAATTGTCGGAAAGTGTCGCGCCCCCCGCGTATCTATTGACTGTTGGCGAGTTATTGATCACTATTCACCTCGAAATGAAGTTGTACTAAGCCGCCCTGCCAGGCGGCTTTTTTATGCCTGTGATTCAGGCGGCTTTGAGCGACTCACGCAGAACATGCAGCGCCTCGATTGCCTCAAGGATTGCTTTCTCGCCCTGGGCTTTTTCGTGCTGGCTGATGTGGTTGTCAGCCGCTGCATCGAAAATCAATCGACCAACATCACCGCACTCCGCGGACAGAAGTCCCAGCGCAGCCATCAGCGGTTTGGCTGCCGGCTTTTCACGAGCCACCAGCTCGAAGCCGAAGCGATCAGCAAGTGAAATCAGCGAGCGCATGTCGCCGGTGTGCAGCAGAACGCCGAACAGATGCTCGATAGTCAGGTGATGAGCTGCGTTATCTGGGTTCGAGCGCTGCAGCAGGCTGACGTGCGCCAAGCACATTTTCGCGGCCAGTTGCTCTGCCCCACTTTCCTTGATGGTGGTGTGGCAAGCCCTCAAGAAATCTTCCATTCGTAAAACCTCAAATTCGTTTCCGTGGCAGCGCGCGCTTGGTGCAGCGATCATTCGCTCAACAGATCAATGACAAGGACGGTTTATGCAGCGGTTTTCTTTTTTTCGGCCTTCAATTGGCCGCCAGTTACAAGTTCAAGCTGGTACTGACGTAGCTCAGGAATCTCGTCACCCCATTGCCTGACAGCCTCGTATGTGATGCCGAGTGCCTTGGCGAGGGGCGCGATCCCTTTGAAATGGTTAATTGCGTCGGCACGGTTCATGGCTGACTCCTTGGGGTATGCGGCAATTCAAGCATGCTTGTGTTTACTAAGCAAGCATGCTTGCCAAGCTAACTTGTAGATTGCTTGCATGAAAATTACTGACCGGATTACGAAACTCGTCCTTGCGCGAAAGCCTGAGATCGGGCCGCGAGGATTCAAAAGGGATATAGCGACCACCTGCGGGGTCAGCTACGAAGCTGTTCGTCAGTGGTTTGCAGGCGATACCGGCAATATAAAGAACGAAAATCTTGTCGCTATCGCTGAAGGCTATGACACGACGGTTGATTGGCTGCTATCTGGCAAGGGTGAGCCCCCGAGCCGGAAGGTCGTGAATGCTCCAAAAGCCGGCAATAAGTCATCTGTAGATCTGGTCAAGCAGATGCTCGCGAAGCATGGCCGGGGCTTGTCGGAAGAAGCCCGGGCGCGAATCGCCGAGGTAGTTGAAGAGGTGGCTCTGGAGTCGAAGTCGACCAATGTAGTGAACGTCGACTTTACTCGGGCAGGTCAGGTTGGCGATGAAGTATGGATTGCCCACTACGATGTGCGAGCAGCGATGGGTGGCGGGCAGATCCCACACGAATTCCCGGAAATGCTTCAGGACATAAGGGTCAGCCCCAAGCACCTTCGCGAGATGGGTGTCACGTTCAAAGAGCACTTCCATCTCAAGATGATCACCGGATGGGGCCAGTCGATGGCGCCGACGATCAAAGATCGCGACCCCTTGCTCGTCGACATCACGATCAGGGAGTTCACCGGGGACGGCATCTACCTCTTCTCCCACGACGACATGTTGTACGTGAAGCGCCTACAGAAGAAAGGCAAGGACCGCTTCAAGATGATCTCGGACAACAAGCACCACGACATTGAAGAGATTCGTGTGGACGACACCCATATCTTGGCTCGGGTGCTTTATGTATGGAATGGGAGCCCACTATAACTAGAACATCTTCCTATTGCATATTCAAAGCTATAAATCACACAACAAATAATTAAAACAATATACTAGCCAACAGAAACTATAGGGACATTATGAGCAAGTTCGAGTTTGAAGCTCTTTCTATCGAAAGAATGGTGGCACATACGATTAACCCCCGAACCAAAGAAGGGGTTTTAGTTCCTCCGCAACTATCTGATGACTTGATTACATTGGATGTTGATTCGCGTGATCTTGTACAGGTTCGAGTGACTGAGGCGCTGGGGAGCGCTTCTCACGGCATCGAAATTAACGTAGAGAAAACAGACGCAAACTCTTTCATGCAGAAAGCTGCCGCGATGATCCGAGCAAATGACGTAGACTTCGTAGCTCGATCAAAAAAAATCGCAGAGGACCTTGCGGACGCACAGACAAACCCCAAATGGCCGGGCGGAATATTGATTGTTTTGGCTGGTAAGGTCGGAATAAATCAAAACCCATATATAGCAGTCATAAAGGCAGAAACAGATAAAGGATTTAACATTGTTGAAGTAAACGGATCGGTTAGTCTGACCCTTATTAAAAAAATGCTTCTATCCCAAACCCAAAGACTATACAAGATCGGGTTAATAGTTGAGATATCCTATCAAGCGCCTAAGGACGGCCTCTTTCTTCAGCACAACTACAGATACTTCCTATTTGACCACTTGCTTACCAGCACCGAAACCAAGTCGGCAGCAGCGTATTTTTACAATGCTTTTCTGGGAATGAACATTGTCGGATCTTCAAAATATCAAACCAGAAAGTTTTATGAGAGCACCAAAACTTTTATTAACACGTTGCCCGTAAGTCCGGAAGAGCGAGGCGCACTCCTTGAAGCCCTACGCTCAGACCTGCGTAGTAACAAAGGTACAATGTCGATAACTACGTTCTCAGATGAATATCTACCCAAAGAAGTTCGAAACGACTATGTTCAGGCGATGACCAGTGCAGGGCTCCCTGATACGGCGATGATAAAAGACCTCGCGTATATTAAGGCAAAACTGCGCCGACCTCGTCGCGTGGACTTCAGTACTGGGATAAAAATTCAAGTTCCTGCTGAAGTCGACTTCGCTGAATATGTCAAGGTCGAACCTCAGGTGGACGGGTACACCCCTGTGCGCATCAAGGGCGTAGTGCAAGGTCAAGAATAATATGACTCCTGAAGAGTTCAAGGACAAGTTGACTATTGCTCAACCGGAGCTTCGGTGCTGGGGAAATCATGTCCTTGAACTAGTTAAAAGTCTAGCAAAGGCTCAGGGAGTAACCCTGCAAATACTTACAAGCAGAGTAAAGGAGATTGATTCCGCTGTTGGCAAGCTCTCTCGAAAGTCATACAAAAACCCGATGATTGACATGACGGACCTAGTGGGAGTGCGTGCTGTTTGCCTTCTCAGCCCTCATGTAGATGAATTATGTCGATCACTAAGTTCTTATGCCGATTTGGAAATACAAAAGTCGCGTGATACATCGAAAGAGTATGAGAGCGCTCCTGACAAATTCGGATACCAATCCCACCACTTTGAAATTCGTGCTAAACTTGCAACCGTAATCGATGGCATTCACATACCAAAAGAAACGTGTTGCGAGTTACAGATACGTACTCTTATGCAGCATGCCTATGCGGAGGTAGTCCATGACAGCATTTATAAAAGTTCATGGGGAGCGCCAAGCAGGGCTATTCGGTTCGTATCTAGCAGCGCAGCACTTATAGAAACCGCTGATCACTTATTCTGTGAGACAATGAGCATATTGGAGTCGGAAACTAAAATTCGCGGAGAGCTGCTTGAGCAGCTCACGGGAATTTATGACTCTTACACCTCAAATAAAAAATTCAAAGATCAAAAGTTCAATATGCTTGTGCTAGAAAATCTTACCGACCTATTAAAGGAAGACGTACTGTACTCGCTCGATGAGTTCCTGAATCACCGAAAATACATTAGCGATAGAATCAAGTCTAGAATTGACTCAGATGTATTTTGGTCACAGCCAGTAGCTATTCTTTCTTACTTGTTGGCTCATGAAAACCCAACAGAGCTTAAAGAGCACTGGCCATTTTCTGAATCAGACGATGCGCTAGAACTCGTATACAGCGACCTTGGGAAAAAGTACCGCAGCCATTAAAGTATTTGAAACTAAGCCCGCTCAACGCGGGCTTTTTCATGCCTATCAGAAAGGCGCCGCCTCTTCTTCCTGCTCAAATTCAACCTCTCCCCTTCCCGCCTTCTCCACTTCCTGCTGCTCCCACCTCACCGTCACGCTGCCGTCGTCGTTGAGCATCAACTCAAGCTCGTCCGTGTCGGCGATCACTCCCAGTACCTCCTCCCACTCCCGATCCCCGTCCGTGTCCAGGCGATGAATCGTCACCCATCGCTGCGCCTGCGCCACCGGGTGATTGATCATCGACGACACCCTTAGGCCCAGTCTTTCCATACACGTCATTTCTGCCCGCGTCGATTGCGCCGGGCTTCCCTTCTGCTTAGCCATAGCCACCTCACCCACAATACTGTTCATGCATACAGTAATAAAAATAAACACAAGCGTGCTTGCATTCAAATTACAAGCATGCTTTTATTAATGCAAGCCGACTTGTGCTTCTGAGCAAGCACACGAAGCCCACCGCTCTTTAACAGTCAGCGCAACACAGAAACACCAACAGACCGCATTGCCTCTACCGGCGACCGGCGAGCAGACAGGCCCGAAAGCCTGCCAACGACAGGAACAACCTGGACGGCTGCCCGATGGTGAAACGCCAGAACTGAGTGAGTGACCCGGCAAGCAATGCGCCCCGCCCCTTCCGGCGGCAGTAGGAGGGAAAGCATCACTTCTGCACCTTGGCGACAGGGTGCAGCGGGATGTAACCCAACCCAGAGGAATAACCATGTTAGGCAAATTGTTCGGCAAGAAATCAGGTCAGGCCCGCGCGGCGGTAGCCAAGCTGGCAAACCGTGACCTGATGGAAGCGGTTGTGTACGGCAGCATCTACGTTGCGGCCGCCGACGGCGAGCTGCAAGAGAGCGAACTGTCGAAGATCGAAACCATCCTGAGCAACAACCCGGCGCTCCAGGGCTTCGGCGCTGAACTGTCCAACACCATCGATCGCGCCAAGACCGACTTCAAGTCAGGGGCTCGCATCCTGCGGCAGAACGCCGAGAAAGAGCTGGGCGATCTGGCTCACTCCCCGTCCGAAGCGCTGACCGTACTCAACGTGATGCTCACCGTGGCCGAGGCAGACGGCGAGATCGAACCGGCCGAGCTGACCGCCCTCGAGCGCAGCGCCAAGCTGCTGGGGCTGAATCTGAAAGACCACCTGTAAGCATCACTTCTGCCCATTCAATGAGTGGGCAGCGGGATGCGGACGAACACCTGGCGCGCGCCGGTCACCTGCATTTGAACCCACCCAGAACGGAGGATTGGCAGCCATGTAAACAACAAACTCAGGCGCTCGACCGCCACCCCCTGCGTGACATAGGGAGGTCTATGTACCGCAACGAAAGCCCGGTTCCGATCGGGCTTTTTTACGCCTCGCCTTTATCCGTCAGCACCCTCCCCTGGGCCCACCGGCACAGACCAGGCGGTCAGGTTGCTGACGAATAAACGCAAACCACTCCGAGGGATCAGCCATGCATCCATCATTTCAAGAACGCATCGACGAACTCGGTGTGCTGCTGCAACAAACCAACGCTGCGCGAGCCGCGTTCTTCAGTCGCACTGATCGACCGATGCCGAAAAAACCGGTGCGCTATCAGGTAACAGGCGAAAGCGTCGGCATGTTCCAGATCGTCGACCTCACCACTGGCAAGACTCGCGCCTTCCGCCAGGCCTATAAGGCTGCTCACGACCTCGCAATGCAGTTCGAAGCAGCGTCCAAGCGTGTCCCGCTGATCGCCCAAGAGAACGACGTCAAGTTCGCCGACACCCCATGAGGCGCATCAACAAGATCACCGCCGCGCGCCGCCGACCGACATGGCTGGCGCTCCCGGCAAGTGGAATCGAAGAGGTAGGCCATGGCCGAGGAAGATCTGACGGCGGAAGCCAAGAAGCAGCGCCGCAAACGCGAGAAGGCGGCAGCGAAGGACGCAGCATTGGGCGTCGAGAAATTTACGGTTGAAGTAGCCGGAGTTTTCAAGGCAGACCTGAAGAAGATCATGGAGGCCCACGGAATCAACAATCAGCAGGACATTCACCAGCGGCTGCTGAGGAACCTGATCGGCACCGACTTCGAAACCCAAGTTTGGATGCTGCGGAATGTCACGACACCTTATGAGGTCCCAGAAAAGGTGTCGCGAGCATTTTACGAGAAAAGCATGGCCGAGATCGCAGCCGATCCAGGAGACGAGATTCAAGCGCCTCCAAACTTTCTCAACCAGTAGGCGATGACAGCAACTGTAACCGCTGCAAAAAAACTCAAACCGGCAGAAGTCATTAGTTTGATTGTGTCCGATCGACGACTCTCGAAAAACTCAATCGCCTTTGGCCCAATGTAAAAATAGACCTCTTCGTTATCCTCGCGATCGAATACGGTTACGTTTTTATAGGATTGCTTGCCGCGCCCCAGCCGGTAGCACTGAAACGTCTGCGCCAGCAATGAGTTGCGAAATTGCTCGTCATTCGTTGGTTGACCACCAGTGAATGCTAAATAGTTAGCCTCTACCAGCGCGGCAAGAGGATAGAAGTCATGGTGATCACCAGTTCTTACTTCTATGAGCTTAACAACCTCGGAAGCTGGCAAGTAGTTAGCGTCATATATCCGTTTTAAGACTTTTCTCAGCGATTTATTCATATTTGCATCCAAGCGTGCCTACTCGCCTATAAAACCCCAATTTAAACCAAATTGCCACCACCGGTTACCGCGCGCTACGCTCCAGCGCCAAGCCAGCCAAAGGCACCTCGAAAAAAGATAGCTCCGCGCAGATTGCCGAGCATGAGCGCTTGAGCATGCTGTGGAAGGAGTATTGCCCGACGAGCATCGATCAGGATGAAGCGTGGGAAGCAATGGGCTTGAACACGGCGCGCTTTGGCTGGGCGGCGGTGTGTTCTTCGAACTGGATGGCGCGGTTTATCTGAACCTGGGGATTCGACTCGATGATGACATCGAGACGATTGAAGGCGCCGCCGAGATTCTCGGCAGCGAGTTTGAAGCCGCCCGTCAGATGGTGTTGAGCCAGCGAAAGGCTGCTTAATGCAGGCTACTTAACTCCCTGCTGAAACCCAGGTTTTGACGCGAGAGGAAATGGTCGAAACGCAGCCAGGTTCTCGTTGAGGTAAGCCGCAATTTCCTTTGCTTTCTTCAGGTCTGTGCCAGGGTTCAGATCGAAAGCCGGGGGATCATCTGGAAGGCCGGGGATGTTGTCGTGAAACTCCATGTTCAAGCACGGAACACCATCACCTGATTCTTTGACTGTGAAAACGATTCTAGTCTTGTAGCTCACCGCAACACTCCTTGATCCGGCTCCATGCCGGTCACACGTAATACCCCATATCAACGAATCAAACCAGCAATGCTTACATCTCTGGTTCGTAGATTATTGGCGATATTTTTTTGGATGCGGTAATGATCAATGCCACCCATAGACAGCACTCCTGCGTTACGACATAGCGCATAAGACTTCCTGTTTTTGACGATTCACTCAGCCCAACTTCGAGAGCTCGCAACGAATCCCGGATCGTACTGATGGGCTCAACAAGCTTCGGATCAGGTAGATCAAGAAGCGCGATTGACTCAAAGCTTTTACGAAGCCCGGTAACGATGGCCAATGAACTCATAAGAGAAAGTTCGGAGTTCGGCACAAAAACCACACCACGTCTCGCTCTTTCAGTCAGTACGTTAATTGTCTGACGTTGTGTTTCCTTGCGCTGAGCTTCGTTGAAAAGCTGCTCCCTGCGCTGACCTGAGGCGATCCGTATCGCAGCGAGGATTGCAGCGACCGATCCTACCGCCTGAACCCATGCGGCCAGTTGCTCGCTACTCGGCTTGAATAAAGCGATAACAAAAATCACCGTGCCGACCAGAGCTGCATTTTGAACTGATACCCAAGGCTTTATTAATTCCTTACCCCAATCGTTCAGCATCCCAAATTCCCACCCTGACGTTTATCCGGTAAATATACCCGGCGAGGATCCCCAATGTCCGCACAACGACCACGAATCGTTTGCCAGTTCAGCTGCGGCGCTGCCTCGGCTGTGGCCACGAAGTTGGCCCTGGCACAGTACGGCGCGACGCACGACGTGCAGATCATCAATGCGTTTCTGGCAAACGAGCATGAAGACAACCGGCGGTTCTTGATGGACTGCCAGGAGTGGTTCGGTCAGGAAATCGCGCAGCTGCGCGACGAGAAGTACGGCGCAGACATCATTCAAGTTTTTAGACGCGAGCGTTTCATGAAGGGCCGAAACGGCGCTCCCTGCACCAAGTTACTGAAACGTCGTCTGCTCGATGCATGGAAGCAACCGGACGACGTTATGGTGTTCGGCTACACCGCCGAAGAGGTGGACCGCCTGGATGACTTCCGGGACCGAAACCCTGATCGCCCTGTTATTGCCCCTCTGATTGACGCTGGCCTGGGTAAAGAGGATTGCAAGGCGATGATCCTGCGGGCTGGGATAGAACTGCCCTACATGTACCTCAAGGGATACGACAACGCCAACTGCATCGGCTGCGTGAAAGGCGGCGAAGGTTACTTTCGAGCGATACGAGAAGACTTCCCCGAGCTATTCGAGGAACTGTGCAAAGTTCAGGACGAGCTTGGCCCAGGCAGTTACCTGCACCGAAACCGAACAACGAACGAGCGGTTTTCTCTGCGCGACCTTGGCGATGGGCCGGTGCGTCGCAATGAAAAACTGCCCGCTTGCTCATTTTTCTGCGAGATGGCAGAAGCCGACATCATCGCCAGCGCGTAACTCCCTCACGCAACAGGCCGGGTTCCCAGGCCCATAGCAACCCTACAGACCTGCGCCAGCAATCAGCTTGGCACCGACCTCACGCCCAGCCACCTGCGCCAGTCCTCGGTCAACATAGGTTCGGTCACCCGCAACAACCGGCACTACCACTTCACCACCACGCTTTATCTCGACGTTGATACGCCAGGTCTCCCGACCTTCCACGTCCTTGTCGCATTCCATGTAGTTCCAAACCTGAAAGCCTTCGATCTCATCGTAAATATCGTGCTTGGTCATGGTCCAGCCCATTTAAAGGAAGGGGCCATCGTAGCTCAAAGCCAGCCGGTACGGATGATCACCGCGATCAGGCGGAGGATGGCGGCGATCAGGTTGATCCACTCGGTCAGTCGTTTCATGCGGTAGAGCTCCGGCTTGATTGATAGCCGGACCTTGTCATTGCAACCTGAGATCTCCGCGCAATATAGGGAAATTTGTCTCTTCGACTTATCCACTCCATCGCCCGGGCATGGCCCGGCAAGGACTCCCCATGCCTACAGAAAACCAAATCGCCGCACTGCTCATGGTCGAACGCTCGACAGTCACAAAGCTGGTCATCACCGGCGCGCCACGGCTCGACCCAATCACCGTCTTCCTCGAGGACTTCGGCCGGCGCGACTGCCCGACCGAATCCGATCCGAGCTACCAGACAGCCCAGGGCAAGATCACCATCAACTGCTGGGACAACAGTTGGAATGCGTACTGGGGTGGTATGGGCCCGCGCACCGTCGCCGAGTTCGTCACGAACTGCGGTTGGGACTATGTCCTGAATTGCCTGGATCGTGGAATCAGCTCAACCGTATTCAGCGGAGAGGCGCTGCACACCCTGGCCAAGAAGTGCATCGTCCAGCGCCGCCGGCAACAGACCGGGCGCCACGAATGGGAGCTGGGCGAACTGAGCAAGGATGAGGCGCGCGAGCTTTGGCACGACATCGACTCATTGCGCAGTATCGAGAGCCCGAACGAATGCTGGCACCAGAGCAGATTGTTGACCGAGCTGTTCGGTGAGGAATGGCACTACCCGCTCGACGGCAAGGCTGTCGAAGAAAACCACAAGTTCACGTACCTGCGTCGGGTTGTCGAGGCAGTGCAGCAGGCGCTGCGCCAGGAACAGCAGGCCGGCATGACGGTTGTGAATGCCCATGATCTGGTATCGACGAAATGAAGGGTGTCAGGATGAAAGGTCTTTCAACAGGATGCGCAGACTCCTGTCTAGTTCATCGTACTTCAAAGCAATTGCCTCAGCCCCATATATTGCTCTACGAATTAACTTCAAGCGTCTGTTGTCAGCATTGTCCTCGTATGCAACATCCATCACTTCCGAAACCAAATCCTTTGTTTGTTGTTCAATATCGTCTGGGGAGGTTGTAAAAGCGCGAATTTCGTTCTCGCTCAGGAGATCGCACATATTCCTCCACGCATACTGGAGGGCGTCCATATGTCGCCACCATGCAGTCATTTCTGCTTGGGGAATTGGTGCGTAGGGCTGCCCATTCGCCGTAGAACCTGAGTCAATACCTGCCACAAGCCCAGCTTTTAGGGAATAGATAAAATCTCTAACAACGCCTGAATTTGAAGCAACTAACTGAACCTCCTTTATCAGTTTATATTTTTCTGTGTGCTTGAATTGTGGATACCAAGCATGGAGAGCATAAATCGCTGTTAACGCTGCTCCGATCGTCGCAAGGCTTGAAGCAGCGCTGAGAAAAGTTACTAAGCCAATCTCTCCACCTTTTGTAAAAATAAACCCAAATACAACGCCCGCCAGAAATAATAGGCAGCAGTAGAAAAAAATCAAATAGCCGTTTGCTCGACTCATAAAGTTACGCCGTTTAATGAGGTTAGCTCGAGTCTACAGCTACTCCCTCCCCCTTCAAAGTCAGTCGCTATAGCGGCAAGGACGAAGTCATGCCTGAAGAAACTGTTTTGATCCGGCCGCTGCCAGTTGAGCGCGATGTCGAGGCATTCCAGCTCGACAAGGTTCCGGAGGTCCGCATGGCCGAGATCATCGGGACCACCAAGCGGGCGCTGGAAGGCAAGCGAGACCGCGGGGTCATCCCCGAAGGTGTGTGGAACAAGATAGATAACCGGATTTTTTATAGCATCAGGAGATATGAAGCATGGCTAGAAAGCCAATGGGCCTGCCCACAGGAGTTGAATTCGTTGGCCAGTCCGTTCGCATTCGGTTCACCTGGCGAGGCGAGCGACGCTGCGAGACTCTCGCACACCCACAAACACCAAAAGGGATTAAAGCGGCAGCCGATCTACGCGATCAAGTAATAAGCCTGGCAAAGCATGGGGTTCTGGATGATCAGCGATACGCTGAACTATTCCCGAACTCCAGCTATATGCCCATTTCACTGGTGATGACGTTCGGCGAGTACGCCCAGGCCTGGATCAATAGCCTGGAGATCGTGCCCGGCACGCGCAGAAACTATCGCGCAACGATCAACACCTACTGGATGCCATGGCTTGGCCAGCTCCCGATAACGGCAATCACCACCATGGTTCTGCGCAGGATCATCAGCGAAACCGTCTGGGAAACCCAGTCGATTAAGCGCGAGTCGATTGCCCGAGTGAGCTCTCTTCTCAAGGCGGCCGTGCAGGATGAGCTTATTGACCGTAACCCTGCGGCACCGATCAAACTCCCGAAGAAAGCGAAAAAACAAGTCGACCCGTTTTCTGCGAGCGAGGCTGCATCGATCATCGAGTGGATGTATGCGAACTTCAAAAAACCGGGCGTGCAAATATTTGCCGCCTACTTTGAATTCGCTTTTTTCAGTGGGATGAGGACAGGCGAAATAGCGGCATTGCGCTGGGATGAGATCGACATGGAGAAGCGCGTGGCGCACGTCTGCCGCATCGTCGTGGACGGGGTTGTGGAAGAGCGCACCAAGACCAAGTACGCAAGAACTGTGATGCTGAATAGCCGAGCGATCAATGCCCTGGAGCGGGCGAAGGTGATCGCTAAGGAACGCAGCGTGCAGCGAAGGAGGATTAAGAACGAATCTCAATATGTGTTCCCGCCATCTGGCGGAAACGAGTTTATCTGCCGGCCGTCACAAACGAGCCATCAGTTTGCAAAGGCGCTGACCGCATTGAAGTTGCGCCCGCGCCCGCAGTACAACTGCCGTCACACCTATGCCACTATGTGCCTGATGGCTGGGATGAACACCGCATTCATCGCGGGCCAGCTCGGGCACAGCATCCAGGTTCTGCTGACGACTTACGCAAAATGGCTGTCATCCACAAGTGACTGGTCGGAAGTTGGGAAGCTAGAACAGTCCTTGATTGGTACAGAATTGGTACAAGCCTAACCAATCATCGTCTTACAGCCTTTATTTAAAGGCTCTCTATCGTTTTCTGATCCATACTCCTAAAATGTAACGTCATTTTTCATATAGCCCGTTGCAGAACGGTATTTCTTACTTTTTTAGCGAGT